GACCCAGACGATGATGAGGGAGGTCAATATGCCTTTGATAAAGACGGAGCTGAAATATTTCCCTCTAACTTACTTAGTGATTGGGCAACAGACGCAATAAATAGTGAAACCAAATATTGGGTTCGAGTAAGTACTGCTAGTGTTACCACTGCCCCTACAATAAAACGTATACAAATGAGACCCTACGCTGCTTACTGTACAACTAAAGATGTTTATGAGTTATTACAACTTAAAAATGTTCTTAGTGGTACTGACTTTACAACTTCTACAGTTCCTGCAAAAGCAACTGTTGAACAATATATAATGGAAGCTCAATCTCATATAGATATGCAATCTAGAAAATCGTGGAGACCGAACTATGTTGCAAATGAGTATCATCAGTTTAACTTGAATGGTTTTCATTTAGATAAAGCTGATGTTTACAAAATTCTAGATTTAGAAATTTGGAATGGTGCTAATTGGGATTCTAAAAGACAAGGTAGAACAAAAGATTTTTTCTTAGTTCCTGATACAGGGATGGTACAATTTTCAAGGTATTTCTTGTTACCAGCAAGATTTACTTCTTACAACGCACCTGTTTGGAGATGGGGTGGAGGAGAATTTACTATGCCTGTGAAAGTAACTTATTTATATGGAAGAGATATTCAAACAGATGTTAGACAAGGTGGAATTATCCAAGACATAGCGAAGAAACTGGCTGCAATAGATGTAGCTAGAAACGCTGATTTCGGTGGCTTAGTAGTAAGTGGAATGGATAGAATGGATATTGGTTCTAGAATTTCGTCATGGCAAGAAGAGATTGCAGATGCATTAGACGGAATGAAGGCGTTTGAGGTGTTTTAATGCCAACTGAACCCATACCAATAGATGCAGTAATGACAGATTTAAATAGTCAATGGAATGCTAGTAATGTTACAAAACCATCACTAGTAACTGTTAATGGTGCAAGTCAACCTTTCAGATTTGATTTAAACGTTGGAGACCATCTTATAGGTAGAACAGGAAGTCCCGCTATGGATGAAACCCCCATAGGTAACCACAAGTATGGTAACAGGACTTATTCAATTGAATTAGAAGTTTATACTTTAAATGGAAGACAAAGACTTTACGATTTAATGTTAGAAGTTAGAAGGTTGTGTCATTCAAGACGACATTCCTTAACTAATTTTCAACGTATAATGTTTACAAATTTTAGTGAAGAAGTAGGAGAACAAGCTAATATTTGGACAGGTACAATAGATATTCAATTAGAAAATAATGGGGTTTTATTAGAAACTTAATTATAGTTAGTATAATATATATATACTACTCAAAATAGGAGTAAATAAATGGCAGTTTATAGAAGTGACCAAGCACAATTAACCTTTGGTGTCGAAACAGTTCAAGGTGCAGACCCTGAATTTATGGCTGGTACAGCAGGTTCTGTTTCTACTACCCTTAGTGCTGCAACTAAGGCAGGGGCTAGAAGCATAACTGTTGCTAGTGCATCAGGAGCTGTGGTTGGAGATTTTATTAGAATCGGTACATTTAATGTTAGCACACCTGCTGATACCGTAACCGAACATGAAGTAAGACGTATTGAAGCAATTGATAGCAACACACTTACTTTAGATAGACCTACTGGTTTTTACCATGCCGCAAGTCAAGAAGTAAAAGAAGTTACTGCTGTAGGAGGTACTGCTGCTCCTAATGACAGAAGTAAGTTTATTTCTTGGATTCCGGGAGTGTACGAATCAATCGATACTCCAGACCCAGAGATGAGTATTGAAGGAAGATATTTCTTAAACACAACAGCTAATAGAAACTTTACGGCAGCCTACGCTGGTCAACAGACTTTAACAGGTTCAGTATCAGATATTATGTTATTAAATGGTTGGGCATTAAGATTCCCAATAGGTAAGGTAACAACTGTTCCATCCGCTGTGACAGGAAGTGCTGCCTTATCAAGTTCAGATAAATTAAATGGTAATGCAAACCTAAAAGGTGATGTTTACCTAAACTTAGCAGGTAGTCATGGATTTAGTGCGGGAGATATTATTGCCATTTATGATGCCGCAAATACTAGTAATACTACTAAAACTACAGAAGTTAGAAAGATTGAATCTTTTCCTTCTACAAACGTTGCTAAATTAAATTACCCATTAAGTTTTGACCATGTAGTATCAGCCTATGTAAGAGAACAAAATTCAGCTACTTATTATACACATGAGATTATTGAAACAACAGATTTAGATACTGTTTCATGGCATGTACATATGAAAGATAGTGCTGAACAAAGTGGATTTGAATTTGACAGAAGGTATGTTGGAGGAATGATTGGTAGTGCATCCATTTCTGCAGAAGAAGGTTCAATAGTAACAATGTCATGGGATGGAGTAAATTTCTTGAACATGATACATAACCAAGCAAACCAAACTACTGTAAGTTCAAATTTATATAATGGTGCTTCAGTAACAGCAAATATGCCTAGATTTGGATTAATGCAAGCTATTGATGTGGATGATGTAGGAATGGCAAAACAAACCCACAACTCTGCAAATACTGGTACTGGTTATCCAACAACTAAACCATACTATTTCTCCGAAGGAACAATAAAGTACTTTGGAACAACCTTTGCAAAAATTAGAAGTTTTTCAATCTCTATTGCAAATAGTGAAGAACCTAGATATTATATCGGAAAACAGGGGGCAAGAGCAAGAGGACCTTACGAGATAAGAGAAGGTGCAAGAGAATATTCTATGTCTTGTTCTGTTGCCCTGCCTGATGTAAACAACACAGCTGCTGCAACTATTGGTGGTTCAGGTACAGCTGGTGTTTCCCAAGACAACGCCACAGAATTATTTAAACAGTTATTACTAGAAGGTGATTATGGTGGTTCTGGTGCTGCGGGTAATGCTGGATTTACAGCGTCAATTAAATTTGAAAGGGGTGCAGATGATTATATTATTATAGATATTCCAACCTCTACAACAGCTGGAAGCCCAACAGCAACCTCAGATGGGATTAATAGTCAAGGTATGTATATAAATACTGCACCACATTCTATTACTACGGATAATCCGTTTCAAGTAGATATAGATGCAATATTTAGAAGTATGAAAATAACAATAAGGGATGATGAACCATTTTATCCATAAAAATTGAATAGGAGGCATTAATGTCTAAGCAAAGTACAGAGCAGTTTGATTTAGGAAAATATCAGATTGCACAAGAAGTAATTAAGAAAACAGTAACCATACCAGATACAGGAGACTCTTTTGAGGTTTCTATCAAACAGATGTCGTGGGCGAAGAGAAATCAACTTGCGAACAAATGTATAATTTGGAATCAAGATGGTACAAACACCTTTAATGGAGACTTATATATAAGGGAATGTTTGAAAGAAATGATGGTAGATGCACCTTGGGGGAAAACTACAGAATCATTTTTAATTACAATTGATGAGAGATTGGGAGCCGCTTTAGAATCTTTAGTACCCCAAGCATTTGCTGCAGATTCAGAAGGACCAGAAGCAATAAAAAAAGGGTAATGGCTTTCATGCGTGGAAGTAAAGATATTTCTCCTAAAGAAATTCTTATCTTCTCCTATTGGTCAACGATTCTTAAGTTGTTGAAAGTAGGGATTGCGTGGGAGTCAATAATGACATTTACCGAAGAAGAAATAAATATAGTTATAGGAATTGAAATGGCAGTACAACAAAAAGAACAAGATGACCAAGCTAAAGAGATGGCTAAATCTAATTTTGGTTCTATGAGGAGATTTTAATATGGCACTTCCTTTATTAGGAGCAATACTTGGGACAGGAATGAAGGGTCTATCAGCCCTAGGAGGTGCTGGTTCCGGTGGTCTTGGTGTAGCAAATGCAGCTGCAACAGGAGTTGCTGGGGGTGTAGGTAAGGCATCTGGGTTTGCTCAAAAAACAATGAGTACCTCGAAAGAAAAAGCCATGCAACAAGCTATTATTAGTGGTCCTGTTAAACTAACTCAAGGCACAGGGAAGTTAGTTAAAGGAATGGCTGGTAAAGCAGGTATTAGTATGGGTGTTGCCGGTATTCTTAAACAATCACAATTATTTACAGGATTTGTTGGGGCATTATTTCAAATCTTAGGTGCATTTATTGACGTACTTCTAGCACCACTTATGCCAATAATGTTTAAAGCATTGACTTGGGTAGCAAAAGGTATTCCGATATTTCAAAAATGGGTTGCAAAAATTGTTGAGTGGATAGGTATAGGTTGGCAAGCTACAAAAAAATTCTTTGGGAAGCTCTTTCCTGCAATAGGAAGGTTTTTCAAATCAGCTTGGGAAAATATAAAATCTAAAGATTTTTGGTTTGGTCTATTAAAATCTGCTGGGAATTTCATATGGAAAATAATAAAACTTTATCTTAATATGTGGAAACTTATATTTAAAGGATATTGGAAAATTATTAAGTTTGTAATTGATAAAATTTGGAATGTAATTAAATTTATTGGGAATGGTATAAAAATAGGTTGGGATTGGGCTCAAGATTTCATAGGTAATATAATAAATAAACTTAAAAAGACGTTAGGTAGCATATTTGATAATATATTGCTTATACTTATGAGGGGTTTAAATGCCATCTGGGGTGTTGATTTTAGTTCACAAATAACATCACTTAATGAGAAGATGGCAAAAGAAGCCTTGGAAGCTAAGGATACTACCGTTAAAATCGAACTTAAAATGCCTGATGGTTCTATTACTGGGGGAGAAACCCAGCAGGGTAGAGAACTTCATCTTCAAAAAACTGACCGAATGTTTTTGGAACAAGAATATGGATTTGGCAACTTTAATGCTATGAGATAGGTGAATAAATGGCAGAATTAGCAGTACTATTAAGGGATGGAACAAATGCAGGAGCCACAATACGCTTGGCGTTAAAGGTGGAACAATTTTCTGTTGGAATTTCTAAGACTCCAATTCAAGTTCCTGTACCTAGAGGAACACCTATATTGATGGATTTAGGTTCTTCAAGACCTAGCATAACTATGTCAGGGGTTGTAGATAATATTGGACAAGATACTTCAAACACTACAAGTAATTTTTGGCATATGGAAACAAAAACCATTCAAGGTCAAACATATTATGTTCCATATAAAAACTATTTAGAAAATAAATTAATAACTTGGGTTACAGGTTCAAGTGTAGATTTACAAGTTGAAATAGGTGATGCATCTGTTTATGAAACAACTTCACCAGCATTAGGTTCTTCATATCCCGCTACGGGGGGAGGAATATATAAAGTAGCAGTTCAACAAGCACAATTTGCTGTGATGCCTGCTCAAGAAGATAGGTGGACATTTAACGTACAATTTGTTGGTGCATTGAGGGAAGGTATAAGTTTCTAATGGCAGTACCCATGACATCTTATTGGAATGGAAGTGCATGGGCAGATTTTGTATCTCCAAGCACATCTGTTTCAGCAACACTTTCAACAAGTATAAATGACAGTTTAGGTCAACCTAAAAAAGCCCAAATTCGTATTTCAAATCAATCAGACAACCCATTTGCAAATAGTGGTTCATCTAAGGGTCCTTATACAGGAGTTATTGGAGATTTTACACCTATTAAAATGAGAGATGGTGATACTAATGAAGTTATCTTTTATGGGTTTGCTGAAAAAACCGCTGAGACATACCAACAAGGTACAGGTATGGTAATTGATATTGATGCTGTTGACCACCTTCAATTATTAACTTATACTAGAACAGATAATTCATATAGTTATAATATTAATCCATCATCTGCTGTTTTAACTGATTCTGTTAGAAATAATGATGTTAAAGATGATGATAAAAAAGAATGGACTAAAAATGTTAGTGGTAGAAGTGGTATAATTAAATCTATTTTAAACCAATTTGCCCAAGATATTACTCATCCATCAAGCACATCTTCCGATGTAGCAGACGATAGATTCACAGAATCCGTAAAAGAGTTTACTGAGAATCAAGTATATAATTTAAGTGATAGAGGTAAAAAACCAGCTTTATATCACATATCTGACTTGTCTACCAAAGACCCCCATGCAGCATCAGGTGACCAAGACTATGGTTATGACTATTACTTAGATGCAAATGTAACTGATTTTAGTGCAGACCAGAAACCAGCACCTTATTTTAACTATTTTAAAAGGGCAACAAGACCTGCTACAAATCCAGCAACTTATGGATTAAGTATAACACTTCCAAGTCCAGATGATACTGCTAGTGGAAGCTTTACTCAAACAGGTCAAAGGATTGCAATGACTGAGTATGATTTCAAAAGACCTAAAAGTGGAGTATTTTCTGAAGCAGATGTAGACTTTGTTGCAACACAAGGAGAAGACAACCAAACCACTGGAATGAGTAGTAAGTTTGAATTAATTACTACACAAAATACTAATAATGTTAGTGCATTTAAATGGAGTGGTTATGAGTTAGGTGGGGGTGTTGCAGGTACAGATTCAGCAGAATATTTAAAAGTATTAGTAGCAACCTTAGATGGTGCGGTATCAGGTACGACAGAAGGAACATTTGTTTTAGATGGAGCAAATGCTACAGATGATTTTTATGTAGGACAAAGAGTTAGTTCATCTGGTTCTGAAATTATGACAGTTGCTTCTATAACTAATGGAACTACTATGGAATTAAATAGAAGTCAAGAAGGTACAACAGCAACGGGTGGTTTTGCAGATGGGGGTTCACTTTATATGCGTGATGTAGCAAGAATACAATATACAAGTGGCACCGCAGATGTAGGTAGTGGTGGAACTACATACGCTTTAATATCAGATATAGATAAATCTTTAACAGAAGACCTTAATAATAGTGTTTGGACTACAGGTGATTCTTCTAAAGTGTGGACAGGACAAAGTACTACAGGTTCATCCTTTAAATTAAAAGGTAGACCTAGAATTACTTTAGGTATAAAAAAGACTGTAAGTATAGCTAATGATAGTGAAAAGAAGAATGCTGTGAGAGAATCAATCGCTGCGGCATTGATGAGGAACACAACCCAAACAGTAGAAGCTGATATTAAAACTTACGAAACCCCAAAATTTTATTTTGATAACAGTCCTAGTGGTCTGTCAGGCACTAATGCTAATGCCGCCAATCCTTATGTAGTAACTTTAGTTGGTAGTGTTAACCCAGAAGCATATGGATTTAAAGTTGGAATGGTAGTAGTTAAACTAGATTCTAGTGGAACACCTACATCAACATATGGTTATGCTTCAGCTACATCTAGTACGACTGTAAATGTTTATATGAATGGTTCAATTACAACAAGTGATACTTTACGATATATTGTTCCTGTAAGAGCTGGAGATATAATAAAAGTTAGAAATGATTTAGTTAACTTTGATGGGTATATGCTTGTTACTAACATTGATGCAGATATGTCTGCTGGAATTAATTTAACAAGATTTCAAGCATTAGGTTCAGAAGATGCTAAAGAAGCTGCATATGGAAAGGCAAATGTTGTTAAAAGAATTGGTGATTTTGTGACGACTGGTCATAATAGACCACCTAACTTACCTTTCGCTGCTAATCCGGCTGACTCAGTCACTACATGTGAATTTACTTCTACTACTGCAAATCAAGTTAATTGGGGTGCAGGAAGAATTACTGTTAATGGTAATATTTACAATATAACTGCAGGTAACACAGGGGCATTAAACGCTGATGGAAGAGAGTATTATGTATATGTCACACAAGGTAGCACGACTTTTACAACCGTTGAAAAAGATAGTTTCGTACCAGACGAAAAAAACTTATTGGTAGCAACTGTTAAATATAATAGCCCAGAAGCATTCTTCATGGTAATTTGTCGTGAGATGTCATTTAAACCTCAAAAGTTAAGTGCTGATGGTACAATTGTTAAATATTCAGTTTCAGCACAATTACAAAAGAAAGGTACACAACCTTGGAGTACAAGTGTTGTTTTCTCAGGAAGTGATTATGATTCATTTGCTTGGGCTAGTGGAGCCCTAAGTTTTGCCGATGACGATACAGAAGCAGTTAGTTCAGGTAGTAGAGACATGTCAGCTGCTGTTGAATATGTCTATAAACTTGTTGGAGATTCTGCAAATGCAACTTTACAAATAACGTCAACTTATTCAGATGTATTTGATGATGACAAAGTTTTATTGGCTACTGTAGCTAGGTCATCAGATACTGGGGCTGGTAGTCCTACGATTTTACCTTTTAATGGAAATGTATTAACTATTTCTGCTGGTGCTATTGCGGCTAATTCAATTGTGGCTGCAAATATAAAGGCAGGTACAATAACTGCTGATGAAATATCTGCTGGGTCTATAACAGCTGCTAAACTAGAAACCAATTTAACTGTTTCTAACACGATTAGAACTGCATCTAGTGGAGCTAGAGTAGAAATAACAAGTAATGGAATACAAGTATTAAACGCCCCCGGTAGTATGGGGAGTGTAATAAGGTTTGACGATACAAGTGGTGATAAATTTGGACATTTACAAGCAACTACATATAATAGCCAAAATACATTAGGTGTATATGCTGCGGGAGCTGCTAGTCACACACTTTATCAAGTAGCAAACTTCGGTAAAGAAATTGGTTACTCTGCTGACGCTGAGTTTGTTACTAATGGAAGTATAGAAATACACGATTTGGGTGAAGGTGATGACCCATCAGAAATATATTTTACTAACGGTAGTGTTCAAGGGTCTTTATATATTAGTGGAAGTAACTTATATCTAAAAGATTCTAGCGGAAGTGCTTTAGGAAACATTGGTGCTGACTTTCGTTGGGGTGATGGGGATAACGCTACACCTACGTACTCATTTTCATCAGACGCTGATACAGGAATGTATAGAAGTGGGGCAGACGAATTAGCATTTGCGACAGATGGGGCGGCTCAGGGTTATATAAATGATAGTGGGTTTTATTATACAAGAATGGGATACACTTGGGGAACTAATACCAGAAATTATATTAATGGCACTACTGGTGGTTCTATATCTGTCTACACTGGTGCTCATGATGGCACCGGTGTTGAAAGGTTAAAAATAGAATCTGGGGGCTTTTATAATTTTGTTTGGGGTTCAGGAAGTGGTACTAATGTGCATGTTCACGCTAATGATTACTTTATGAAAGAAACCTCATCAATAAAATTTAAAGAGAATGTTGTGAACATTGAATCTGATACTTCTAAAATTTATGACCTTAGACCCGTAACATTTACTTGGAACGATAAATCAGCACATCCGGGTAAAAAAGATATTGGACTAATTGCAGAAGAAACTGAAAAAATATATCCGGAAATAGTAAATTATGGTAAAGATGGATGGGCAGAAAGTATAAGTTATCAAAAATTATCAGTATTATTATTATCAGAGATGAAAAAATTAAAAGATGAAATGAAAGAACTAAAGGAGGATAAATAATGCCAGACATAACAGTATCATTTACAGATGCACAATGGACTAGAATCGTAGCCGCATCTACTTATATAAAAAATGGTCCGGGGGAATCTGGGGATGTTGACACAGCTTTTTTCGCAGCTAAATGGAAATCTCAACTTTCTGGGCAAGTAAAAGAGTATGAAAGACAGCAAGCGTCAATTGAAGACTTCTAAAATCATACAACATAGATATGATAACCCACATGATACTTTAGAACAGATTGGAAAAAACTTTAGTGTTTCTCGTCAATACATATTTAAAGTATTAAACCAAAATGGGGTCCCAACAATTAGGGCGAAGAGAAGTAAAGATACTCATTGTTTATACTGTAAAGAAATAAGTAAGACAAAAATACATAAAGGTAAGTGTAGATTTAATTATTATAATGTAAAAGTTAATTGTGCCACTTGTCATGTTCCCTTTTATAGAAAGCGAGGACAAATTATACAAAAGTATAGAGAAGGGTATAATAAAATATATTGTTCAACTACTTGTTATTATAAAGGTAGAAGAGAGGTTGACAAAAATTGATTTTTTTGACATACTATTATAAATGGGTATTACGGAGGGAAGATAATGTTACAACCATTTTTTAAAGATTTTGATGAATTATTTAATTCTAATTGGGTAAATTTTGTTACGACAGATAAAAACCCCATGGACATTGTTGAGAGAGACAATGAATACGAAGTAAAGGTAGTAGTTCCGGGAGTTGCTAAGGATGACTTATCTGTTTCTATTGACAATGGAAATCTAGAAATTAAAGCAACAAGCAAAGTAAAGACAAATACTGAAAAAGATGTTTTTATAATCGATGGAATTAGAGACATGTCATATAGTAAAAGTATTCCAAACATAAGAAAATTTGGTGTAGAAGAAGGTAAAATTTCATCTACTTATAAAAATGGAGTACTTTCAATTATATTACCTAAAGCAGAAGAAGCAAAGCCAAAGACTATTGATATTGCAATAGAATAGTGAAAACAGATGTAAACGTGACTCTAGAAGTTAACAAAACTTTAGAGGCATATATTAGTTTCCTCCCCTCGAAGGGGCAAGAATTAATACACACATCAAGAGAAGAAGATTCTGACTCAATGGCAGTATTAATTGCGATTCATTGGGTTTGTCATCATCCTGAAGTAGACGATAAATTAAGTGTTTTAATTGTAAAAGAATTAAATAACATAATTGATAAATTAGAAAGTTCGACAGATTCAATTAAGTCTGTCGCATCTTTGTCATTAACTCCTGACAAATGTTTTGCAGAGTGTTTTAATAAGTGGGAAGATTATTGGTACATAAGGAAAACACTCCCTTATTTAGAATTATTAATAGGTCGACCAATGTATTTATTACCAAACCCAAACGAAAAAGTTTCGTTAGGAGAAAGATTAAGAAATGAGGCTACATTACGTAAGAGAGCAAAAAATAATGGAAATAAATGATGATTTAGTCACTCAATGGAATCCTAAAATACAAAAAATGGTGTCTAATTCATTTATATTAGGATTAGATAGAGAAGATGTTGCCCAAGAACTACGAATATCTTTAATAAAGGCAGCGAAAGCCTTCGATGAAAACAGAGGAATTGTGTTCCATACATATCTCCACACATCTTTAGTAAACACAATCCGTACTTTAATCAGTAAAGCCCAAAGACAACCAGACCAAAGAAGTTTAGATAATGTATTTCCAGAGTCTGGACAACTTCCACAATCAATTGCTCATGCACTTATTGATGATAGACCCGAAAATTTAATTGCAGAGATAGAGTCAAAGTTATTTATTGATGCTCAAGGATTAGATGATAAAGAAAAATTTTTTCTTAAATTAAAATTAGAAGGTTTAACGATGGAAGAAATCACAGAAGATTTAGGGGAGAGTGCCTACAAAGTTAGACAATCCCTAAGAGAAAAGCTTGAAAAGTTATCCGATGAATTTTTTAGATATAAATAATTTAAATGCCAAAGATTTGTATTCCTTATTTAATAATTTATATAAAGAGAAATATGGTGTAGAATATAAGGGTGTTGGGTTTATAGGCAATGAGATGAAGAAAATGAAAGAAGTTGTTGAGGAGTTTGGTAGTGGCAGTGTTGCATGTGCTATATCTAATTGTATTAGGAATAATGATAGGACAGTAAATGTACCTTATTTTACAGCAGGAATAAAATATTATCTTATCCCGCATAATCCAGAAATTTATTGGTTTATAAAATATTATGGTAATCCATCAACTAAAAAATTATTTAGGGAGTATATGTTTTTAGATTCTACATGGTTGCCTACAGCATCCAAAAGAAAAAGACGAAAAGAAATTTTACAAATATTAAAGGAATGGGTACAAGAGAAAAAAAATGAGACGAGAAAAAGGGTTACTTAGACCCCAAAAAAATAAGAAATTTAAAGAATTATATAAAATTATTGGGGTGTCGAGTAAAGACAACAAACCCTTTGAGGTAGCTACGTACAAAGACTTTGAACAAGCTAAACAATACATTGACAATAATACCTCAGATAGTATATCCTATTACGTACATACAGATGAAAATAGAATACTTTATAGTAGTAATGACGTTAATAAAGGAGAATTAAATGCCTAGTTTTGAATACATAGAATCAGCGGTAGTGTTGGGGTTAGATAATAAAACTAACCTACGTTCATTTAAACATTCTAAAAAAGATTTTGCTAGACATGGTGATGCTTATGATTTTATATTAGACCATTTTGATAAATATGGTGAGTTTCCTTCCACAGATATGCTCTGTGAAAACTTTCCAACTGTAGATAAAACAGCCAATTCAGTAAATTTTGATTATGCAGTTGAGACATTTAAAGACCAAGTACTTCATCGAGTTATTGTAAAAACTGTTCAAGCTCAAAAGGAAAAAATAAAAGAAAATCCAAAAGAGGCTTTAGCAAATATAATGGTAGGATTAACAGACATTGAGGTTGTGTATGATGAGGATGTTAAATCTTATGATGATGGTGCAATATCTAGATTAGATGAGTGGAGAGAACGAACTAAGAAAAGAGAGATGGGTGATGGACTTATGGGTATTCCCACAAGTTTTAAAAGCATTAACGACACAGGGGTAGGTTGGAGTCCCGGAGAACTAATAGCAGCGTTTGCTAGACCAACAATTGGTAAAACATGGTTATGTGTTCATTCAGCCGCTACAGCGGTTGCTAATGGATATAAAACTCTATTAGTTTCAACTGAAATGCCTTCACGAGCAATCAATATGAGATTAGATGTAGTACTAGGTAAAATGTTAGGATATAATTTTTCTCATAGGGCTTTACGACATGGTGACCCACTAGATGAGGAAAAGTATCGAGAGTTCTTAGAGAAATCAAACTCAAGGGATTTGTTGATATGTGACCACATTTCAGGGGCAAATGGTATTTCTATGGAAGCCATAGCGGGATTAGTTAGAAAACATAATCCAAAATTTGTAGTCATCGATGGTGTATATCTTGTAAATACAGGAGATTCACGAAGGGCAGCATGGGAACAATCACACATGTTGTTTTATGGATTGAAGAATCTTGCCACTTCTACAAACACACCTATTATGGTATCAACACAAGCAACACGAGAGGCAGCCAATATGTTTACTCCACCAAGAGCAGACCAAGTTGCCTTTGGAGATGCTTTAATTCGTGCCGCAGATGTAGCATTAGCTATGTGTGCATTAGAAAATGAAGATGATAAAAGACTAGTTCAATTCCAAAAATATCGTGATGGAGAATTAACAAAGGATTTAACAGTTATGGATTGGCAAGTAAACAATGGTAATATAGTTGAATTACCAGATTATGAATGGGAAGACTTTTAAAGGAGGTTTATGATGAATATATTTGAATTTTTAAAGGGTAATAACTCTAATGTTGTAGTGAAAACCCTAAAAGGAAAATATGGAAAACGCAAACCCATTAGTATTACAGTTGGTAACATATCTGATGGATATGTATATGACACCAATGGTAATAAGAATGAGATTGTTGTATTTCTAAGAAAAGACAAGAAAGACCGATACCAATAATGGTAGATTGGTTTTCAGTCTTGACTGATTATGGGATAGATGTTCCAAATACTAATCAGTTTATTATCCATTGCCCTTTTCACGAGGATGGGAGACAAAGTTGCTCAATAAATCTTGATAAGGGTGTTTGGATATGTTTTGCAGGTTGTGGGCAAGGTAGTTTAAAATACTTTATCTACAAATATACAGGCAAACCATGGAAAGAACTTGATACTGAATTAGAAGAAAAGACTTGGGAATTAGATTTAAGTCTTTTTGAAGATGAAATAAAAGTAGAAGATTTAGAAGATAAACCTGTTAAAGAACCAGAGAATTTAAAAGATATACCAACTAATCATTGGATATACAAACGAGGGTTTTCAAGGGATTCTATCGTTCAATGGGGATGTAAGTCAAATAATTATGATGATTTTTTAATGCCGGTTGAAAATACCCAAGATGAAATTCTAGGTTGGATTAATCGAAGAAGGGCTGCAATACCTAAATATCTATTTTCATATGGGTTTGCAAAGTCTCATAGTTTGTTTGGAATAAATCAAATTTATAGTGCTGAAACTTTATTTGTAGTTGAAGGTGCATTAGATTGTATGTGGTTACGACAGAATGGATATTCTGCAGTCGCTGTTTTAGGGGCATCAATATCCCCAACACAAATGGATTTAATAAGTTCTTTACATCCAGATGAAGTAGTCTTAGCATTAGATAATGATGACGCTGGTAGGAAAGGAATTGAGAAAGCTACCATTGACATGTCGGAACGTTTCATGTTATCATACTTAAAGTTACCTAAAAAATACAAAGATGTTCAAGAAATACAAGACATTAAAGTACTACATAAAGTAATTACAAATAATAAAACAATTTTTTAAAAAAGGAGAAAATTCATTATGAGTGGAATATCTAGAATTTCAAAAGGAAGAGAAGCAAGTAGAGGTCCAGTATCTAATCCTGAAGACCGAGGTAAAGAGGTTTGGTTAAAAGATGGTGACCAAATTTTTGCTACGTCTGTTGCTACAGGAGAGGATAATGATACTACTGGTCATCTTGATGACATTTATCTATATACATTTCAAGTCGGTAATAATTGGACAAATGTACTTAAGGCTGAGGGTGTAGACACATCAGGTGTACCAGAAGAGGCTTATCTATCTCATAAATTTGCTCTTTGGACTTATGTACACCATATAATACATACTTCAAAGAAAGTAGATGATTGGATAGAAATAGAAGGTCCAGCAGGTAAAAAAATGTTTAGAGAAGATGTAAATGATTTTAGAATCATTTCATTAGGTTTCGGTATGAGAGATGCTACATGGAATCAATTAGTAGATTGTTATAGTGATTGGGGTTCCTTGGATAAAGGTGTAATCCGATTCAAAAGAACAGGAACTGGTAAATACGATACTTCGTACCAAATTGTTCCAACACCTAAAACCGATGTAATTCCTGAAGATAAACAAAAAGAAATTAAAGACTTACCAGCAATTAAAGATTACTTTTTAGAGAGACATGGTAATTTCAATGCACCTACTGTTGAAAACGAGAATAGTGCATCGGATGATGACGAATTATTCTAGACTAGAAGTAGACGATTATTTTCTAGAGATGGCTATGCTTGTAGGCAAAAGGTCTACATGTAGAAGACGAAGAGTTGGATGTGTGTTAGTAGATTCTAGTAACCATGTTGTGGCGACAGGTTATAATGGCGTACCAACACAATTTCCACATTGTTTAGATGTACCTTGCGAAGGTGCAACATCTAATTCAGGGGAAGACTTGGAGAAATGTTTAGCTGTACATGCTGAACAAAACGCATTCCTTCAATTAAGGTCAAATGACATTCTAACTGCATATTTAACAGTTACACCATGTATTCCTTGTGCTAAGATGATAGCTAATAGTAAAGTTAAAAGAATCGTTGCAAACATTCAATACAATCAATCTTTAGCCACAGAAATATTAAACAAAGCTCAAATAAAAGTAGACGTACATGATGTCAATAATAACCAACAAAACATTTCAAGAGGAACTAAATAAATTAAAACAAGTTCTTGAAGTAGACCCAACAATAGTAGTTGATGTAGAAACTAATGGGTTAGATTCGTTTGGTTATAATCAAATTTGTGGCATAGGATTAGGAGAATCTAATCACGAAGGCTTATTTCAATATTATCCTATAAGACACCATCAAGGAGAAAATCTTGATTGGGGTTTGGTAGAGGAACTAATCTCTGTTTTAAACCAATCGGTAAAAAACTATATTGGTTATAATATTAAATTTGACTTACATTTCTTAGAAAAAGAGGGATTAGAGATTCTTAGTAAGAAGTTAATCGATGTTATTGTTATGGTGAGATTGATTGAACATAGTGACATTAAAGAACTTGCCCTCACACCTACAGGGAAACGAAACTATGGGGAAGAGGCAGTTGCATATGATATTGAGACAAAGAAATTATTGAAATCAA